CTTATCGAAATATTCTTGCAAACAAGTTCTGAATTGTTTCCTCCGCCTTTTTTGAATATGCTCAACATTTAGTTCACCGCCTTTACGTACTTGATTGTTAAGTTCACAACTGCTGTTGGAGTTGCTGTGAAATAGATTCTAACGCTCCCTGCGCTTGTGTTGGTACTGCCGTCTGTGCTAGCACTCCACACTGTGTAATCGGTGTCTGAAGTTGGGCATGTCTCTGCGCTGTAGTCAGATGTGATGCCGGTCAATGTGTAATCATAGCAGTACGGATAGTCAGCACTCAGACCGTCAGTGTTGGCAACAACGTCTGCGACTGCGACAGAAATTGAAACAGTTTTAAGAGCGTTTGAAGAAACTGTGGAGTTGGTAGTGTCGAGAGAAGACTGATCGGCTTTGAGGGAAAGTGCAGTATCAACTTCAGATTTTGTGTATCCGTCTAAAGTTTTCCATACTGTGTCCATTGAAGTATCGGACTTCTTGGCAAGAATCTGACCAATAGTTCCGCCTGTTGGAACGCCGTCACCTTTCTGGCCCTGCGCTCCGGTTTCGCCTGTAGGACCTTTAGGACCAGTCTCACCTTGAATGCCCTGCACGCCCTGAATACCCTGAATGCCCTGCTCACCTTGTGGGCCAGTTTCTCCCTGTGGACCTGTAGGACCTGCTGGGCCCTGCAATTTACCAAGTGATACCCACTGAGATATTTCAACGTCCCAGTTATACACAACGTTGTTATCTGAAGTGCCGACTGCATATGCCCAGCCTTCCTGACCTGATGGATATACTGCAACCAGTTCAGCGTATGTATTGAAACGCCCTCTTACAGTGAATGAGTTACCGTCACGACCATTTGTTCCCGGTTCTCCCTGCGGACCTGTAGGACCCTGAACGCCCTGAGCACCTGTCGGCCCTTTCTCGCCCTGAACACCCTGCAATCCTTGAACGCCCTGAGCACCCGGTTCTCCAGTGTCTCCCTTCGGCCCGACAATCCCATGAATGATGGTCTTTTCTCCATCATCTTCAATCACTGCATTGAGAATCTGCATTCTGGTTCGCTGCGGCATAGAATCGCCGTATGAGTTCATAATGATATGACCAGACGATGAAGAAGACTGCCAGTTAGTATTGTCTTTCGTGTATTCGATGGAGCCGTCAGCGTTAATTCTTAGAGCCTTAATATCTGTAGAACCTATTTTCCCGTTCAGTGTAACCTGTAGTGTTGTTCCGTCTGAAGTACCGATGCACTCTGCACCAGTGACAGCAGAAAGCCCGTCAAGCAGAATATTGTTAATGTAATCTCTTAACTGTGCAGGCAATGTCATAAACTGTGTCCGGCAGTCAGATTCACTTGTCGGGTCAGGATATTTGGCAGAATTTAAAAACCCGTCTTCCGGGTCAAATGTCATTTTCGTGATCGCCATTACTTAACCTCCTTTACTACTGTGTATTCAAGTTTGATTCCGCTGATGCACATGTCTCTGTTAGCAATATTGTTAGACAGCATAATGCCCATCATAAGCACCTTCTTGATTGAACATTTTCTTGCGAATGTCTTTGCGAAATTAACGACTGCCCAGCCCCAAGTGTTATCCCACCTGAACTTAGACCAGCCGTGCCGCGAAATTGAAATACTTTCCGGGTCATCTTCGCCGTCTGAATCGTCATCTGTAATGTACTTAATATCCATGTAGAACGTAGACTCGCCGTTAACTTCAAAGTACGCTTTCTTAATCGTCTTCAGACTTTCATATGCCTTGAAATCCATAAGCGGTGTCTGATAGTAAGAGTTGATCGCATTATCAAAATCATTGACGTTAGAATCCGATAATGTCGCAATGTGATTGCTGGTGTCAATGTGCTGATAATAAATACTCTTGTCTATCTGTGATACCGGGTGAATGTAATATGTTTCGTCTCCGTTCGTGTACTTGGTCACTATGAACATGTCGTTCCACAGGAACCATGCGCAAGCCTGAGCCGCTTCATCCGGCGTCACCTTATCACTGGTTGAGTATGGCGCATTGGTGTAATCCCATGCGTATACATTACCGCTTGGGCAGAATACACAATACTTGCCGCCGTAATCAATCGCCATTGCAGACTTCAAATCTTCCTCTGCGAGAAGCCCGTTATTACGCTCGCCGCCGTTGATATTTCTTGAAATGACTCGTACATTGCGCTCGTCCAGAATGACTGTAGAACACAGTGTGCAAATACCTCTTACGCTGTTTCCCCATGTCAAGCGGTTGTCAATATACTTGATCGTGTCCGGTATGTCACAGCCAACGTCGTCATTGACCGGCAGTGAAGTAAATACTGCTGTCTTATCCCCGTTTGTATCGACATTGTATGTATAGTTAACCGAATATATCTCTGTAGGCTTGAAAACAATCAGCACGTCATACTGGAGGCCGAACCCCGTAATATCGTCCTCTGTGTTGCCGACTGTAGCGTCATTTAATTCCGGAAAATACGTTGCGTCATATACTCCCGAGTAGTAGTAGGTAGATGTTCCGTTACCTGCCAGAAAGACACGGCTGTTGTTATTGCCGCCATATGCCGCCATGTAGTGACAGCCCATGATCGAATCAATATATTTCTGCTGTGTCTTGTATGCTGTGATAACTACGTTGTTTGTACCTGATGCAGGGGCCGTCGTGAACGTGATCTTGCCATTGGTGCGGTCTACTGTGAATCCGCTATCCTCAGTCATTTCGGTTGTTCCGACTGTCGCCTTGCACTTGGTAGCGTCAAGGTCCTGATCGGTCAGTACATAGGTCTTGGAAGAGCCGTCACCGTGGAACGTGTTCTTGAAAGCCGCGCCCAAACGGTTATAGTTTTCAATCAGATCTCCTGATGAACCGTCCGGCTTCCTGTTGATCGCAATATCTGGCGCATATGGGTCAACCACTGCTGTAGTTTCTCCGTCATATTGCAGGTAGATACTTTTGTTCAGCAGGTAAAGAGTTTTGTTGAATACAAACAGTAACGCCGGCGATTTCAGTTTTGTATCATCGGTGTACAGTACCTCACTGGTCATTGTCTCCCCGACTGTGATTTTAACCAGTGTTGTTGCTGTCTGGACAATCAGAAATCCCTTGTATGAATGCATGGCTAAAATCTGATAGTCAATGTCATACTTATCAATCTGCCCATATCGCTTACCGAACACGCCGTTTTTGTACATCATGTTCAGCATTTTTGGTGACTGCGTAAGATTCAGCGTATAGTCCAAATCTTCAATGTTCAATCCGCCTGCGCCCGGAGTACCAAGCGCTAGAATTTTATACGCGGCGGCACTGTGAGTTTTCTGCGAGATGATCGGCATTATTCATCACCGCCGTATACATCTGTAACATCTTCCTCAATGCACTGCATATATTTCATCTGTGCATTCTGATAGTAAGTATGGAAAAGATCGTACTTGCTCAAATCGTCGTCAATAAAGAAGTTAGCCGCAAGGCCGTCTGGTAAAACCTCGCGGTTAATCACGTCTTCATAAGGAAGAACGTCACTGCCCTTTGTGACAGACGGGATTTCGGTAAGAGCCTCCAAACCTTTACGGAGCCGAATTGAGTTATTCAGATCAAAGTTTTCCGAAAGAAGAACATTGACCCACGGAATATAGTAATTGTCATAGTCTTTTGATGTAGGTTTTTCGAACATCATTGACTTGGCCTGTGAATACAATTCAGATACAGTCATGGTCATACATGATCTCCTTTCGGAAAACTAGGGGTCAGCCCATAACTAACCCCTGTTTCCACTGTTTAGGCTGTCTTTGTTACGATAACGCCCTTGTTGAGGGTATCAAGGACAAAGGCATCGCCGCGATAACGGCCTTCAATCAGGACACCAGAAATGCCCGGGGCATCGTTGTGTGTCTTGAGTTCAGACAGTTTTGTCGGAGCCAGTACAGACTTCTTATGAGTAAACAGAGCATAAGTGCCTGCCGCAAAATAATCGTCCGGTGCTTCGATGATAAGCCAGTTCATGCACTTGCCAACCAGTCCATTAGTCAGAATCTTTTCGCCCAGTTTCTCAACAGAGATGAAATCCGGGTTCTTCAGAAGAAGACTATAGACGGAAGACGGAACATACGCATACGCGCCGGAAGACATCGGGAAGTGTGCATTGACGAAATCCTTTCTTGCACTAATGAACATGTCAACAACAGTGTCCTTGGTAGGAGCCGCCGCAAGAGTTTCAGTAGTGCCAGCATGAGTAGCCCATGCAGTCAGAGCGAGTTTGTCAAAGAATGGAGTAACCTGTTCACCGATTTCTGCCTTGACGACAGAGCCGGTCTTCTTAGCCATCATCTGATCTTCGTTGTTGCCCTTGTCAATTGTGATAGCGAAAGACTTATCGGTTGTCAGCGCCATCTCCTGCTGAGTGTCCTGAAGTTCAGCCGGTGTGCCGTAGCGGTTGCCAGCGGCAGTGCGGTTGTAATCATTCAGAGCCTGCGTAACAACGGAATAAACGTGAATGGAGTTAACACCGATAAAATCGTAGTCAGTATTAACCTTGCCTGTAATCAGAGAAGCCTGATTGTAAGCCTGAAGTAAATTTTTTTCATATTTTGTCGCAAGATTGATTGCCATAGTCTGTTAAGACCTCCTTATTTTCCGAATAGTCCTTCCAGAAATGGGTCCTTCTTTCCTGTATCGCCTGAGTTTGCAGTAACGGAACCAACTGCCTTTGCAGTGTTTTTGTTATTTGTCTGCATACTTGCAATGCGCTGTTTCAACTGGTTGTTCTGGTAAGCGAGATAAGCCTGTTCAAGCGGCATATGAGCCGTCTTAACGTTTTCGATGATCTCGTCGGGAAATGTTTCGTCAATCTTCACCTCGGGGTGGCGAGTCATGAACTCTGTAATTTCTCCCTGAACCCTCTGTTTCAACTGCGCATCGTTCTGCTGTGACATATGCACCGCCTGTGCCTGCGCCTGAAACTGTTGATTTTCGTAAACCTGATTGGCGTAGTCATTGACAACACTGTCGTCAGCATCTGGATTCTTTGCCTTGTACTCATTGGCAATTTTCTGGATAGAAGCCTGTTTCTGGAACTCCGACAATCTGTTGACATACTCCTCGGTAGGAATACCGGCATTGCGCGCCTGCTGTTCGATCATGTCAGTGATGTTCTGGCGTGACTGAAGCGCATCGTAGCGTTGCTTTATCCTGTCGTAGTTTCTGCCCTTCTGAGCCAACTCAACGGCCTGCTCCTGAGACAGATTCTCGGTTTCGCCGTCATACTTGATCGACATGAACGGAGTATCGGCAGGAGCGGCCTGCGCGTGTTCTTCGGTTGTCGGTTCGGCAGTTTCGGCTGTTGTTTCTGTCGTATCTTCGGTCTGATTAACTTCATCAATAGACAGTTCGTTATCGTCGGTGCTTGTAGTCATGGATTCCTCCGGCATGGTGACCTGATCTTCCATTTGATCTCCTCTGCCCCATGGTGAGGGCATATAAAAACGCCCCCAAACGGGAGCGCCTTTAGTTATTCAGCCGACTTGGTTTCAGCCGGTTTTTCCTCTGCGGTTTCGGTGTTCTTTCCAACTACCTTGCCGCAATGTTTACATACGAACCAGAAATTAGTACCATCTCCGGTTCGCGCCATATCGTTATGACATACTGGGCATTTCATCTTAGCCTCCGTAATACTGCTTAGAATCTGCGTAAGCGTCCTGCAACTGCGTGTTGTTAACATCTCCATCAGGAGCGCGGTTATCTACACCGTCCTGCATACCCCTTGTGACACTTGGGTCCGCTGTCTGCTCCTGCGTCTGATTCTGCATCTGCATCTGCTGTTCCTGTAGCATCTGCTGTTCCTGCTGTTGCTGTTTGATCTCGTCAATGATCTTCTGCTTATTCGGGATATATTTGTCCGGAATGCTTTCAAGGTAAGTAACCGGGTCGGTAATAACCTTCCGGTCAAACAGATTGTCCATCGTCTGCACTGTAGTAGCCTCACTCCAGTAAGAAGACTGACCGATCTCTACATCAATCTGGTAATTCAGGTCCTTCAACTGAGAGAAATCAATGTCCATAGACGTTTTATAGACCGGGTTGCCGTAATCATCTGTCAAAACCGTAGTATTGCCCATCTGGTCAACTGTTGTCTGGTAGAGATTCAATGACTTGGCCTGAGACTGCGTGATCTTGACTGTACGGACACCGTATGAATTAGCCATAATGTCAACAATGGACCTGACAATCTCTTCGTAGAACTCGTAATAGTCAAGTTTCTGAATTTCCAGCGGAACTGAAGACGCCTGCTGTACTGCGACGATAGCAGATGTATTGTTCGGGTTTGAAATGTTACCCAAAGCGGCATCTGAAGCACCCATGAAATCCTTTGTATAGGAAATCGTAGAATCAACCAACTGTATGATCTGGTTTGAGAAATCAGGCGCCTTGACCGCATCAATCATCTTGCCTGCCATGTCCATATTCGGCAGTGAGATTGCCTTTGAAACGTCATTAGAGAGCGCGCCCAACTTCGTTTTGTCATAGAAGACTTTCGGGAATCCCATATTGGTCATATAGACCATGCACATGGCATAAATCTTATTGATAAAGATCTGGTTAGGAATCAAACCCGTGACAGGAGAAACGCCGTGGTAGTTATTTTTCTGCCGCTCCCATGTCATATAGGCAATCGGGTAATTTCTATAGTTCAGGTCAGTATCACTCTTCAGAATTACAGATTTTGTACTCTTAATGAAATGGACCGTCTTTTCCTCATGAGAAACCGGCATTCCGGTCATCTCGTCGAAACCGTCATCAACTGTCTTCTTCTCTTTCCAGAATTTAGTGATAACGGTGCAGAGTTCTTCCTCGTCCAGCGATGTAGTCTTGTTATCCTCATCGTCGGCGGTGATGGATTCAATCTGATCTTTGGAAACTCCCAACTCTTCCGCCATATCCTTGACCTGATCTACAAATAATCTCTGGATAATCAGGATATACGGCTGTTTCTGAACGTCCTGAGAGTACGGATTTCCGAAAATGATATGCGTATTGTCGATAATTTCGGTTTCAACGTCTCCCTTTACCTGCTGGCCCGTCTCAATATCCGGGTCAAAGTTTATAAAAAGAGCCGTGTCACCATCGACACAGCAGTTTTTGACATTAGTCCTGCACTTATCATTTGTCTTAGTGCGTTCAAGGACGTTTTCAACCTCTTTAGCGATAATATCAGCGATAGTCTTGTTACTGCCGGAATCGTCCATCGGTGAGATATTGACTCCCACATCATCAGAGACGATCATAGCCACAAAGTACGTCACAACGCGCTTCATGATATTGAATACAGGCTTCATCAGGTCCTTGGCATTGACTCCGGACCACTGGTCGCCAAGATAGAATTTCTCATTCTTCTCTACATTGTCATATAATCCAATATTAGAATTAAACTCTTGGCCTTTTTCGTACTCGGAGAAAATTTCACTTGCTGTCTTCTTTATTTTCATGGCTTCCTCCGTCAAATGCCATAATGCTGATAATCTGTCGAATCATATCCTTTTCGTCTTTGGAAAATGCGTCCTTTTCCTTGGCTTCCATAGCGGCCTTATATCCATCGGCGCGGCCTGTCTCATAATCCTTGTCTTTGCTGTGAAAAACGTAACAGCCGAAATAGCCTATCAGCGTTCCTATCGCTGCACAAACAACAGCCAGAATGTCCATTTTAACCTCCGTAATTGACGAAACTGTCAATCTCACTGTTTCTATCTGAATACTCTGTTACTTCCTCGGAAACGTCACTGGAAATGGCCTGAGGCATACAGTAATAGGCAATCGCCATCGCAAATACGCAGTCATCGTGAGCATCTGAGGCGGCTTCCGGTCTTCCCTTGTCGTTTTTGATAAATGACAGTGCCTCTCTGAGGAAATCTTCATCGTTAATCAGGTCTATATGGTCACGGATTACATCAGCCAGCAGATCAATAATCAGCGGTCTTGTAAGAGATGTAGTCCTGAACCCGAACTTCTTTGAAATCTTCTGAGTATAGGTATCAATGGCTTCTCTGACATACATATTGAGATAGCCCCATTCCTGCAACTTCATAGTCACATAGGTAGAGAAATTGCACTCGGGAGCCAGCATCGCGTAATTGTAATACAGGCCCAAATAGTAATACTGCTTGGTAAACAGCCCCTCGTCGGTCTGATCTCGATATGCGGCAACCTGTTTTCCGCCTTGGTCCTTATCCAGAACATATGCCCGGAACCAGTCGGAACCTTCACCGGCAGTATCTGCACCAACTACATATGTGTGACCCTTAACTGGAGCCTCCCATATCCGGATATTTCCGTTTTCGCAGTCGTACCACGTTCCGCCGTCTGTAAACTGACCGGTAGTAATCGGGTTAGGAACCTCGGAAATGCGATTCAGAATCTTTGTAGTATCAAATACTGGTCTTCCCGAAAGAATAAACGCTTCCTCCGGTGAGGCCGGGTATTCCTGATGGAACGTATCTACGTTGCCACTGCACAGAGTGTTGATTGCGTACCTTCGCCACATCAACTGCTCATTGTCCAAATCGTACTTCTCTTTCTCTTTAAGTTCGTCCTCCGTGAATTTCTCTTTCTTCCACGGTCTCCGGTACTCTTTCATCTCGTACCAAGGGAAAAACATCGGGATATACTCATTCTCTCCCGACACAGCCTTATCCCAAAGAGATTTAAAGTAGTTATATCCGTTTGCGGTAGACTCAATTATCAGTAAAGAGAATCCGCTCTGCGGAAGTGTCTGAAGAAGTCCGTCCAACTGAGATTTAACCGTCTTGCCCTGCTGTTCCTTCCAGAACGCCAACTCGGACAGATGGATATAATTTAACGTCTGGCTTCGTCCTACTGCATTCTTTCCGGCGGTGGCAACCTTCATGCCACTCATTAAACCCGGATTAGACGCGTCATGGTTGGGATTCTGAAATAACAATTCCTTCGCATTGGAGTATTTCATCATCGGTCGCAATTCGTCCGGCAACTGGTCATAGAAGATTTTGGACATCTCGAAAATGTGATTAGTAGAATCCGGTTCGTGTGCCACAATAAATGAACTGGCATTGGTGTGTAAAACCGTGAGCGCAAACAAGATCGCTTCAGATACTGTCGATACGCCCAACTGGCGGGCCTTCAATACAATGATCTTGCAGGGCTTATCTTGGTTATAACATTGCGCAAACGTGTTATATATCTTCTCTTGGGCTTCATTTAACTTCAACGTCTCCAAGTTCTTGCTCTTCGTCTTGATCTTCAAGTACGTTTCGATATAGCCCCTGATCGTGATATTTAACTGCTCTGGCTCTTTCTTCATGCCTTGACCTTGGCGCCTTTAAGTATCTGCTCAATCGTCAACTTGCCATTGACCGTTGTCTTGATCTCCTTTGCATCTGAGTAACCGAAATCTGCCTTTAATGCAAAGATCGCTCCTGTTGGGTATCTGCCATTCAACTGCTCCAAGTAGTGGTCCTGCAAGTTTGTGTCGCAGAACTCCGTCGCATTCTTGTACTCGTCGTTCTCTTTGAGCCTCTTGTACTTAGCGCATGAGATATTCAGATATTTACATAGACTCGCAATGTTCCACAGGTCCTTGTCCGTCATATTGAAATATTCTGCCGCTTCCCTCTTCATGTCGGCAGGCTCAATCTTCCCATTGAACTCCCTGCTCCGCTTCATGATCTCTCGGCTCTCTACTTCCATCTTTTCTGCTTTCTTCATCTGCTTTTACCTCCAGTTTTATTAAAAATACATCAAAAGTTTAGTAACACCCCGGTATTTTTGGCACTTTTTGATCAAAATGGCACCAAATGTTTAGCAATACTATACTTTTGTCCACATAATGTTTATAAATTTTACCCCGGAAAAAAATTTTGCGTGGGGCATAGGACATGTTTACACAGGGAAAGGAAACCACAGAGACACATATAGGCTCTCCTTCTAGCCGGGGTCTAAAAAGACCCCGGGGCCCTCTTTTATTGAGTTTAAATTAATACTTTCAAAGCCCTAGATACTTAGTTCTTACTACTACTAGTATTAAACTATACTCTGAATAGTGCATAAACATGCTACTTAGACGTATATTTCTACTATCTTTCTACGATTCTACTCTGTCTTGCACACGATCGCTTGCTATTGAATGAGATCGTGGCTAACGGTCATTATTTGACTATCTCATTTTGCCGCTGGTCCTGCTGTCTCTGGCCGTACTGTTTTTCCATGTCCGTTTTCACGTTTTTTTGCATATTAATGATATAGCCTAATGCTGTCATACTTTAGCGCTTAATGTCTTTACTCTATGCCATTATCTCAATAGCTTTCAGGCGCGTGTCTTTTCTTTTTCGCTTTTCCGGCCCAGCCGCTGGCCATTGTTTCCGGTCCATTCTATCCGCCGGGCTTTTCCGGCCGATCTACCATGTTTACCTGGTAAACGGCTTTTTTCCATCTCGTGCCATATCTACAATGCAATAATATCACGCTTAACATGCCCGTTTATGCGCTTATTTATGCCGTTTTTTGGTTGTTTCTGTTGTAAATATCCGTGTTTTTCATACGCCGCAATTTTTTGACATATTTTAAAAGTTTTTAAACTTTTTTTTGCTATTAAAAATGGCTTTGTTATGCGGTTTTCTTTAAATCACGCTCATGATTCTAAAAAAAATATCATTTTGGGGCTTGCAATCTACCGCGGTAGTGGTTATTATGTAAGTGTCAAAGCAATACCGAAGCCAATCAGCACCGGCCAAGGTAGCGCGGCGGCCCGGCCGATTAAGGGGCTGGCGATCTTTGAAAACTGAATACATAGTGGACCTTGGAAAATCGTCGGAAGTGGACCGGAGGCGCGGAAACGCGTCACCTGCAAGCGGGCGAACTACCCATGAAAATTGGGACATTTTACCACTTTAAAAAAGAAGGCAGATACCATACAGACGCCTTAAAGCCTGCAACCGGCTAGCGCTGTATCGGTATACAGTTTCATGCAACACTATCACCGCAAACCAAAAAAGCGGCCCGCTCACTCTACCAAAGTACCGGACCGCTTTCCATACGCCTATCATGCCGGACAACCGACACAAAGGCACCGTATTAACCGACCCAACCAAAGGCGGCATAGGGCTTTTCTATTATAGCCCGGAAAGGCAATTTACCATGACTACAGCAAAAAAGGCAACAACCGGCAGGAAGTACACTCCAGAACAGTACAAGGAATTTGCAAGACAGCGGACCGAAAAGGCCCATGCAACAACCGTCCAGCGTTACAACGATATTCGCTTTGTGCAGGACAACCGCAACTATACCCGCGATGAATTTTTCGATCGTATCACCACTCTTGGCAACCCCTATAACATGGACCGTGGCTATCACTACAAAGGCGTTAACGTCATCGTTCTCACTATCCGGGCGCTGGTATGCAACTACTCTACAAACCAGTGGATCACGTTCCGCGGTGCCAAGGCGAACGGCTGGAATATCAAAAAGGGCGAAAAGGCAACAACCGTCTACGTCGTCAAACCAAAGATCAATGGGCACACCGTAACATGGGAAGTATACCATGACTACGCTGTAGCCAACGGACTGGACCCATATCACCCTGAAGATACCATGTGCACATCATGGCCGATCTTCAACCTTGACCAGTGCCAGACGTCAACCGACGGAGTCATGCCAGAACG